TTAGATGAAAGAGATATGGAAAAAAAGTTGAATGGACCTTATGATTTTCCAGAGTTATGAACATTTGGTCTAATTATAAGAAAGTACTACACGAAACTTTTCCTTTACACAATTCAGCAGGTAGTGTCTGGGCACAATGGGAGGGTAAAGGAACTTCTCTACTTGCAAGAACTTATACTAATCAATATTTTATAAAGGCAAGAGAGGTTGAGATCTGGGATGAGAGGAGTTGCATATACAATAATATAATATATCCAAAGACAGGATCAAATCTACCATGTTTTGGTATGGACTTGATGGGATTCTTTGAGAAGAAAGTAATTGTAGTATTTGATTTTCAACATCCAACCGAAAACTATTTGTTCTCTGTTGATGGTTTACCAAAACAAGAAGGGAATATTCGTTTCTTTGAACCTGGTAATCATTTTTCAGAAAACATTTATGTGGTTAAATGTACTATGGATGAGGTGGATGAACACCTTGATATGTTTAAGACTTACTTGACAAAGTTCAAGGATATGTTAGAATTAGAGAAACCAACTGGAAATGATACCAGTTTGTATAAAGACTTCGATGCATATATGACTAAACTTGATCCTGTCTCAGGATATCTGAGTGGTAAGTTTGGAAAAGAAAAAGCAGAGAGTCTCGTAAACGATTTCCTATTTACCTATGGTTAATGCATGGAGTTTAGCAGCATCTATTTTAGGTGGAACATTTGATAAGGATTATCCAATCATGAAGAAAAAAGAAGTTGATGAAAAAACAGGATTATGGAAAGAACCAGATCCAGTAGAACATTCAGATGCCTATTATGATTATACTCGTAATGATCCTGATGCAGAAAATCCTTTTACTGATCCTGTAGATCGAGCAAGAGCTGAGTTTGTAGTTGGCGGTGGAAATACTGCCTCTCACGAAAATTTTTATGGTTATGAACCTGATGGTCTTGATTATGATATAGATCTATCTACAGCAGATATAGATGGTACAAATCCTTATAGTCATTTTAATTACGAACCAAAAGCAGCACATTATTACAAATATCATGAAGAAGAGATTCTAAAAGATATTGAAGAATATGTGTCAGGAACTTATCAAGGACACTACACAGGAAATTCACATGAGTTTCGTAAGGTTCAAACAATTGATTTGATGGCATCTAAAGATTTAGCAGCTGCCTTTTGCCAAGCAAATATAATTAAGTATGGAAGTAGGTATGGAAATAAAGACGGAAAGAATAAGAAAGACTTGATGAAAGTCATACATTATGCTATGCTATTAGCACACTTTGATGGACACTATGGCGAACCATCAATGCCCTCTGGGAACTTTGAACAAATGCCATGAAATTACGTCCGACAACAACTACAACTATGAACTTAAGTGATAACACACTCGGTATTCTAAAGAACTTTGCAGGTATTAATAATTCTATTCTTGTAAAGGAAGGCAATCAACTTCGCACTATCTCAGTAATGAAAAACATTCTCGCTGAAGCACAGATACCAGAAGATTTTCCTCGTCAGTTTGGAATCTATGATTTGAATCAGTTTCTAAATGGTTTAAGTTTACACTCAGATCCTAACTTGGATTTTACTGAGGAGTCATATCTTACTATTAGTGAAGGTAGAAGAAAGGTTAAGTATTTCTTTGCTGATCCACAGGTTATTATTGCACCACCAGAGAAAGAGATTACACTTCCAACTGAAGATGTCTGTTTCCAGTTAGAGAGTGTTACTTTAGAAAAACTACTCAAAGCAGCAGCAGTCTATCAATTACCTGATTTATCTGCGGTTAGTGAGAATGGATCAATTAAACTTATTGTACATGATAAGAAAAACGATACATCTAACGAATTTGCTATCATAGTTGGAGAAACAGATTCAATATTTTCATTTAACTTTAAGATTGAAAATATTAAAATCATACCTGGTGCGTATGATGTTGTTATATCATCTAAGTTACTTTCTAGATTCGTTAATAATAAATTGAATCTTACTTACTACATAGCGTTAGAACCAGATTCAACATTTGAATAATGTATCATAACAACTTCTTTACTGATGAGCAATGGGAGTGTATAAGGGTATGTGTAGCGAATGCACCCATACCCTATGATATTACAAAGAAAAAAATTCCTGCTGAAATACTAGCAAAGATAGGGCAACCCAAGAGAGTGAAGAAAGAGGGTATACCTATAGTAAAATACGATTTAACACCTTACGGGATATTTGACGATGAATAACATAGGACTAGAAGTGGTATTCTGGACAGTACTAGCACTTTATCTTTTAACAAAGTTGGGAGTATTTAAGAAGTGAAATTAACACAAGAAATTATTGATAAGATTCAAGAAGCAATGTTGCATACCAAAAAAGATGGTAGCATTAATTGGAAAGATGAAGATGAAATAGTTGTACAATTAGCAGGAACATTTGCTGCAGATAGATTTATTGTTATTAAGAATAGAACAAAAGATCCAGTGATATCCGCTGAACCACATCCTCACTTTGATTATGAAAAGAAGGTATTTACTAAAGACGGTAGAGAAGAGTATATGAAAGAGCAGGAGAATAAAAAATGAGTGAAGAAGAACTTGAAGAACAAATTATACAACAAATAGAAGTCCTTGTGGATGAATTAGGTGGAACCATGTGCCAGTCAACAAGGTGTAATAGTATGGGTAGACAGAGTAAAGTTATAGAAATAGAATACGGAGTAGAGACAAAAGAATAAATGAACATCTTTGTAACTGACCCATCACCAACTGCGTCTGCTCAAGCACTTCCCGACAAACATGTTGTGAAGATGCCTTTAGAGACATGTCAGATGTTATCAATAGTCTGTTCAGAAAAGTGGGGTCACGGTTATGGTAAATTACACAAGAAAGATGGATCAGCATACTTTACAGAGAAGGGTGCATTTCGTCATCACCCATGCACGATATGGGCAAATGAATCCACTATCAATGCATGGTGGTTACTAGCACATGGTCTTGCTCTATGTAATGAGTATACACATCGTTATGGTAAAGAGCATAGTTGTGAAAAGACATTAGTTGAAGCTACTAAGATCATACCTTCTGCAGAGTATCCATACAAACCATCATCATTTGTATTTGCAGGACCTGATCAATTCAAGTATGATAAAACTATTGATATCTTCACTGCATACAAAAGATATATTGCTTCCAAACCTTGGGCATCAACAAACTATCTTCGTGATCCATCTAGGAAACCAGATTGGTTATCATGAAACATTTACTTTTTGACTTGATAGATTGTCCTCCTGATCTTTTAGATGATGAGGACTTTGTAAGATTAAGTGCATGGAATGCTGTTAAGGAATCTAAATCAGAACTTATAAACATCTCATGTCATAAGTTTAAACCACAGGGAGTCACAGCACTTGCAATGCTTGCTGAGAGTCATTTAAGTATTCATACTTGGCCAGAGAAAGGTGTTGCAAAGTGTGACATTTTTACTTGTGGTGAGAAGTGTGATCCACATAAAGCAGTAGAATACTTAGGTAAGGCTTTTAAAGCTAACAAAATAGAAACTGATGCCTTTGATAGATTATTATGAAGGAATTTGATTATGAACTTGATTACAAGAACCTTGATTTTACAGTTGAGGAAAACCGCAAACTTTATCGTATTGGAAGGGGAGAACAAGGAGTGTTACTGGTTCGCCCTTACACTAACGATATATGCTTTCATTGGAGATTTGTAAATGAAGATATTGCTCGCAAATCTGCTGATAAAATCTACTCCATGTTTTGTGACTATAAGGAGCAACAAGACTTCATTGGAATGGATATGGCAAGGAAGTTTCTTGAAATGGGATTTACTCGCTCCCGTAGGTATGCAAATCATCCTAGTGGAAAGAAGTACCTTAGCGATGGTTCCGTATCACCGCAGTCGCCAACCGCACTACACTGTGAAAAGTCCCGCTCTGCAACTGTTTTCAAAAAAATGAGAGATAAAGCTGCAAAAGATGAAAAGTATGTTACAATGAGAAAAGAATGGAGATCCCAAGAATGATTTTTTTAGCATGTCCACCAGTTTATACTTTACCTGGTACATGGAATGACCCAGAGAAGATTGCTAGATGTAATGAGACATTAATACCTCACTTTACATTTGATCCTAATTATACCTTTGGTATTTCAATAGCAGTGATTACAATACTCTTAGCAGGGTATGGAGTATACAAAGGATTCTTTGCAAACAAAGAATTAAAAGATCCTTGGGATGATCATGATGACTAAACTGATCGAAAAGAATGATTCAAGATATTTTTCTCAAACATCTAACGAACCATATGATCGTCATCATTACAAAATAGTTTCTAAACACTATGCTACTTTTATTGTAGAATCTTGGGACGAAGTTCAAGAGTGGTGGTGGAATCATTGTAATATGATTAACTTTGATGCGAGGATTGAAGTTTTAGACAAACCAAAATCAAAAAAGCAATCTAAAGGTTTTAAATGAATTTATTAGTCGCAGGAAGAATCACAGGTTCGGTGTTGATTATTTGTGCGTATTTTGTTATACTACATGTATCAACCTTTTATGGTGCGATAATGCACATTATTGCTGATATCATTTGCATTCCTTTTTATGTTCAAAATAAACAGTGGGATGTTGCAATTATGTTAGCATTTCTGATGAGCATAGCGATTAGCAAAGTTGCAATTTTATTATGAGTGATTTTATATGGGTTGAAAAATACAGACCCACTACAATTGATGAATGTATCTTACCTAAAGGTATTAAGAAAACCTTTCAAGATTTTGTTGAGAGAGGTGAGATACCAAATATGTTATTGTCAGGTCCACCTGGCATTGGCAAGACTACAGTAGCAAAAGCATTATGTTACCAATTAGGATCAGATTATTATGTCATTAATGGATCGGATGAAGGACGTTTTCTTGACACGGTTCGGAACAGTGCGAAGAACTTCGCATCTACAGTCTCTCTTACAAGTGACTCGAAACATAAAGTCATCATCATCGATGAAGCAGACAATACCACTTCCGATGTACAGCTCCTTCTCAGAGCGTCTATTGAGGAGTTCTCCAAAAACTGCAGGTTTATCTTTACCTGTAATTACAAAAACAAAATTATCGACCCTTTACATAGTAGGTGTTCTGTTGTTGATTTCTCAGTTAATAAAAAAGACAAACCAACAATAGCTGCACAATTCTTCGCAAGATTAAATTCTATTCTTGAAGAAGAAAAAGTAGAGGCAGATAAGAAAGTTCTTGCAGAACTTATTAATAAACATTTTCCAGATTGGAGAAGAGTTCTTAATGAGTGTCAAAGATATGCAGTTAGTGGTAAAATAGATAGTGGCATACTTGCTGCATTCTCAGATGTTGCTGTAAATGATCTCATTAAAAATCTCAAACAAAAAAACTTCTCCGAGGTTCGGAAGTGGGTTGTTACCAACATGGACAACGACACTTCTGTTTTATTGCGTCGTATTTACGATAGCTTATATGATTCCTTGGAGCATAGCAGTATACCTGCTGCTGTCCTTATTATCGCAAAATATCAATACCAGATTGCGTTCGTCGCAGATCAAGAGATTAATCTTTTGGCGGCGTTAACAGAAATTATGGTGGAGTGTGAATTCAAATGACTGTAAAATTAATTCGTATGTGGTCTGGTGAAGATGTAATCGCCGACATTACAAAAGAGGACACTGATTCAATAACAATCACTGATCCTATCGTGGCAGTACCGTCACAACAACCAGGACAAATCGCATTTGCTCCTTGGTCTCCTTTACTTCAAAAAGATAAACTTGAAGTGACTAAAAAATATATTGTTTACATAGGAGATCCTCAAGAAGAAATTATCGAACAGTATAATTCAATGTTTGGTAAGTTATCAAAACCAACTAAGAAACTTATATTATGAACTGTTGGCATTGTAATACTGAACTTATCTGGGGTGGTGATCATGACCTTGACATGGATATGACTCCAGAGTATAGTATAGTAACAAACTTATCATGCCCTCGATGTAAATCTTATGTTGAGGTTTATTATCCGCGTGAAGATCAAAATGACTAAATTTACAAAAACAAAAGCACAAATGAAATCATCAAGTTATTACTTATTCTGGGGTATCGCAACAGTTGCAGTTGTTGCCGGTCAAGTTTATGTTGGTACTGGGTATCGTCAGATGGCAAAATCAATGAATAGATGGTTTGAAGAAACTATTGATATTATTACCATGCCAAGAAGAAATAGTGGAGGATATGGAGGAATTATGCCAATGAGAGAAAAGATTGATCATGATGATTATATTATTTGGGAAACAATAGATTGATAAAAAAAGTAGAAAGAAATAAGTATGAAGGTAATGATGTAAAGGAGACAAGAACTCTTACATTTGAACCTTA